GGTGCATCACCATCAACTTGATCTCTCCGGCCTGCCAGCGGGCCAATGAGGCCTCGCCGTCAAACTGCACCGCGTCCGGGAACCTTGCCTTGATCCGGTCCATGTCATGCACGTATGCAGTAAAGCAAAGAACCGGCTCGCCCTGATCTACGATCTCTTCGAGTGCGTCCAGCTTGGCATCATGTATTGGGTGCACCTGCCGGTTGTCGTCGTACACCGCGCCGTTGGCCATCTGCCCCAGCTTGCCGGCCAGCACCGCTGCGTTGACCGCCATCACGTTGCCGCTCACCATGGTTGCTTCCATGTCCCGGTATCGCTTCATGTCAAACGTCACTTGGACCACGTTGTCGATGCGCTCCGGCATCTCAACGCCGCTGTCCACGCTGACCATCACATCCCTCACCGCCTCTTGGATCTCCTGCCTTGCACCCTTCCTGAGCTTCCAGCTGTAGATCGTTTGGCCATTGCGTTTGTCTGGCACGTACCACTTGTCCCGGTACTTGGTGATCCCGGTGCCCAGTCTTTTGCCGTTGTCCATGATGCTGATCTGGGCCCACAGGTCCAACAAATCGCCGTTGGGGTCTGGCGTGCCGGTCAGGATGTACAGCTTCTGAATCTGATTGCGCACTGACTTCAGTGCCTGCCACGCCTTGCTGCCCCGGTCCTTGAACCCTCTGTTCTCGTCGATCACCACGCACTCAAACGGCCATGGCTCTTTGCTCTCTTTGACCAAGGCCACCAGCCAAGTAAAGTTTTCTCGGTTGATCACGTACACGTCAGCTTCCATCAACAACCCCTCTGCTCGTTGCTTAAGAGGGCCTAGGACCTTCGATACGCGTAAGCCTGATAGGTGGTCCCACTTAGCCGCTTCCGTGTGCCACACGAGCTCTGCGACCCGTTTAGGCGCCACCACAAGGGTCTTCAAACCCAGCCTTTGGACAGCGGTCAAGGTTGCCACCGTCTTCCCGGCACCCATGCGAAGCGCGATCAGCTGGTAGGTCTCGTCCAGCATCCTTTGAATCGTCACGGCTTGCGCCGGTCTAGCGGAAAATTTCATCTACCTTCTCCATCGAGTCGACCACGCGCACATCGGCGCCCAGCCCCCTCAGTATTTCAATGATCCGGTCCTGAAGCGCTGTTGGCTTTTCGCCCGGCCGCTTCAGTTCCACAAAAATAATCTTGCCCCCCGGCAAAAAAACAATCCGGTCAGGCACCCCGCTCATGGACGGCGACACCCACTTGGCCGCCAGCCCACCCGCCTCTTTGGCCCTCTTCTTCAACCGCTCCTCAATTTTCTTCTCCAACATCTTTTTCCAGTCTCAGGGTAATAGGGCATTACAGGGCAATTGATTTCCTATATATACCTCTGGCAAACACTATCATTTGCCACAACTGTCAACTATCATCTTCCCAAAATATGTATATCTTTTTCTATTACCCTTATTACCCTAACTACTATATTCTTTAATGATTTCAAAGACTTAAGTCAGGGTAATAGGACAGGGTAATAGGCAGGGTAATAGACCCCCTTTACCCTGTAAATTCAGGCTCATCGGCAGGAACCAAGAAAACGACACGGCCATTTGTTTTTTTGCGCTGACCGCCGTTCAACTTTTTTAATGCCCTGCCGGCCGCAATCGTCTGCCCTTTTGACGGATCCCGCACACCAATCTTCATCAGCGCATCGGTTGCCGTCACCCACAAATCGTTTCCAAGCCCAAATTCCGACCAGCTAAATGCGGCCGCCAAGCGTTCCTCGATCGGATCAGCCACGGTGAACTCCTCGTTGTGTATGTTCAATTCGCCCATCTCTTGCATGTTCAAGGCCCAGTTTTCGCCGCTTGCCCACAACCCCTTCACTTCGGCCCAAAGCTGCTGCATATCAATACCGCTGTCCAAATTGAACCCGTCAACCTCGATCGACCAGAACCTGCGGTTGCCGGTCGGGTCATTCAGGTATTGGGATTCGTTGACCGTTCCGCCAAACACGGTGCGTCGTCCAAAGTTCGATTCGGTCGCAGCGTATGGCCGGCGCAGCTTGTCCATGGCCTGTGTCGTGAATGACTTGAGCGCGCTGATCTCGGACTTTGAGAAAGTCGCGTCAAGCTCACCCAGCTCCACGATCCAGTAGGACAGGGCAATGAAGATCGAGTCCTTGGACCTCATGTCCAGCGTGTGGCCTGTCAGGATTGCGTCAAGGTGGGCCGGCGCCAGCCTCTGGAACCAAGTTGTCTTGCCAATGTTCTGCGGTCCAACAAAGGTCAGGATGCCTTGGCCAGCGATGCCGTCAGGGCTGAAGGCCGCAGCCACTGCTTGGATGAGCCACTTGCGCATGAGCTTGCGCTTCATCTTCTCACCGCCGGCCGGCACCCGCACCGTGGCGTAAAAGTCATCGAGCCGCGACACGCCGTCCCACGCCGAGCTGTCGATCCACGTCGCCACAGGGTTGTATTGGTTCTTGTCTGCAAGCGTGATCAGGAATTGGGCAACATGCTTGGTCGGCATGCGCACGGTCTCGCACTCAGACAGGACGTGGGCTATGGCCGCGTTGTCCCGGTTGTCCCGTGTGAATGCGCTCCCCGGTATGAGCAGCTCGATGGCCTTCTTGATCACGTTGTATCGGACCCCATACCCCAGCTTGTCCATCAGCACGTAGAAGTTGGGCAAGGTGCACAGAGGGTAGCCGTCGTCGTTCAGGTTGACAAAGCCGCCCGAGACCTTGACCCTCGCCCGAACCCACCCCCGGACAGTTGACAGTGGCAGTTTCGTGCCAAGGTCTTTGGCCCGCAGCTGGATCGCGACAGCGATCTGTTCGCGTTCCACGTCCGATATTTCGGCAGTGTGTGCGATGCCGGCAGCAATCTTTTCTTGCAGGTGGCGCACGTCAGTGCACGCGTCCACCATGTCCATCACCGCAGCCAGAGCCACGTCGCGCTTGTCGAGCTTGGCCACTTCGCGTTTGTCTTTAGTGATGTGCAGCAGCGAGGCCAGCGTCACTGCCCCGCGCCCACCGGCCCTCTGCTGGCTAAAGCTGTCCCACTTCGACGCGCAGTAGCCCTCGATCCACTTGCCGGATGCAGCAGACCAGTTGTCCCAAGCATCAAGCCACTCCGGGTCACCGCCGCCTTGATGGTGCAATGCAGCACCCACCTTGAGCCAGTCACCGTAGCCAACGTCAGGGTCAAGGTGCACGAGCACTTCGTCGACCACGCGGTCAAGCTCCCACCCGTCGAGCGTGGACTTCAAGTTAGCGAAGGCGTCCTCGCCGGCGTCAGCGCCAGCGCTGAGCGCCTCGCCCCACACCTTCTCGACCATCCAGCCTAGGTCCTGCGGCAGCATGGGCATCGACGCGTGTCCGTTGATCGCGTGGCCAGTCACTGTGAAATACCGGCCGTCTTTGTACAGCTCAACGCCAGCCTCTTTTTTGGTGCGACTGCCATCAAGGTTGGTGGTCGTAAAGATCTTCAAGCCAGTGCCAGACGGCGACACTTCGGCGTAGCCTTCTACGCGGTCGAGTGTTTCTTGGGCAAGCTCACTCAGTGAGCCTGTGACCGGGTCGCGGCAGTCGTCTAGGTCGATGCCATGCAGAGTGCCGCCAAGCATGATGCCGATGCCGTCGTAGTCGCCAAGCAGGTATTCGTCTACGGCTGCACCGAACGACACCCACGTAGCTGCATCGGTCGAGCTGCCTGCGCCGCCCTTGGCAGCGAGCGGCATCTTGGCCCAGACCTTGTCGCCGTTGGGCTTGCTGCGCTGCACGTTCTTCCAAAGGACCCAGCGGTCCATCGCTTGCAGGTCGCGGGGTATGTTGTCTAAGCTAAGCGCCAGTACGTTGGGGCGAGTCATGATTTGTCACCCCGCTGTGCCGCAAGCGCTTGCAGCATTGCTTTGCGCATGCCGTTGTAGCTGTCGGACTGAATCAACGCCGCAATGATGGCGCCTTGGTGTTCTTCGTCAATGTCAAGGTCATCCACTGCTTGAACGCAGTCGGCAATAAGATCTCTGAAATACTCTGATCGCGAGTTCATGCTATCTCCTGAATGCAACACCGGCATCCGGCCGGCTCGGTTTAATTTGGCAGATCGCTGATAGGCAACATGTGCAAAAGAGCGCGTTGCACCTGTGTGTAAAAAGCGTTGACCGCTTCGTCGTCACACGAGATGAACACGCGCACACCGTCTTCTTCGATGTCAAACACTAACTCGTCCCCTTCAACAATTGCACGCATTGCTTCCAAGGACAAGGCCAATCTAAGTTCTATCACCGGCGTCCCTTAAGGGCGTCCCAGTCAATGTCTGGCCTCATGTCTTCGGCACGCAGGCCGAGGCGCAGTAGGCGCGAGACGCGTACCAGCTCAGGCACGCGCGCCATTGGTATGCGGTTCTTGCTGGCCCACAGTGACACCGCTTGAGAGCGAATGCCAAGGTAGTGGGCTAGGTTGACAGGGCCGCCAAAGCGGCTGATGATTTCACTTGTGGTCATGGGCTGCCATGATAGCGTTGTTTACATGTAACATGCAATAAATTTATTTTTTTCACAATTCTATGAAAGCGGTGCTATCATGACCGCTCTAAACCAACCTAAAGGACTAAGCATGATTACTATCACATTCAACCCGCAGAACGCGGACCAAGTTCAGATTTTGGCTTGGGCCATGACCAAGCTCTTAGAGCCAACGGCCGATGAGCCAGCAGTCAAAGAAGAAGCGCCAGCAAAGAAACCCAAAGCAGTCAAGGCTGCACCCGTTGTTGAGCCAGAGGCGCCAGCTGCTGCCCCGGCGGTTACGCTTGAGGAAGTGCGCGCCAAGCTGGTGGCCTACAAAGAAAAAGGCAAGTCACTCAAGGACTTGTTTGAGACTGTCGGCTGCGCTAACCTCAGCGCCGTGCCGGCTGAGCGCTACGTTGAGCTGCTGGCCAACATAGACAAGTCTTAAGCGGAGGGGTTATGAAAGAACACTTCTGTTTAGTAGAGCAATCCGTCATTGCCTATCAAGGCCAATGCAATTGGTGCGATGAAAAAGAATCGACGCAACCACAGCACGCATGGGTAGGGCTGACGGAGGATGACGCGCTTCATCTATTACCAATAATGCCGTACAAGTACGAAGTTGATGTTGAAATGGTTGTTGAATTTGCCAAAGCCATCGAAGCCAAGTTGAAGGAGCTCAACACATGAACTTTCGAGAGACAACAATCAAATACATCAAAGACATTCTTCGAGCGAAGACTATTTCCGAGGTGATTCAAGTAGAGTTGCAGGAGGCGTATCTACGTAAGTTGGAAGCTGAGACTGCCGCCGAGTACGCCCACGCAGCCATGCAATACAACGAAGAGCGCATTGCACGATTGCAGAAGCGGCTGGCGCAACACGCGGGGGAGGACAGGCATGATTGACCGACTCATTATCAGTGCTGTGCTAGGCACAGTGGGGTTTAACGGCCTGTTCCCCGACCCGCCACCGCCGCTGACACCGGCACGGTTACAAGCACAAGCAAAAGAAAAATCCATTAGCGCCATGTGCGACAAGGGGCCAAAGAGCAAGGAAGTAAAAGAGTTGTGCAGACGTTGGAGGAAACACAATGCTTGAACGTATAAGAACCTTCTTTGGAAGAACTAAAAACAAATCAACGATTGTTGCTCAGGGGTCGGCGTGGTATTGCACAGACTGTGGTCTGGTGTTTTTAACCCAACGCGCTGGCGACCAACACAGTTGTGAATATCATTTTCAAGATGCAATAGTAAAGATCAGAAAAGATGCCGAGACCAATAAGTATGGGGAGATAAACAATTGAAGTGCCCGATCTGCAATGTTTGGACCAGCGTGCTTGACACGCGAAACAAAAGAGACGTTACTGTACGCCGCCGCAAGTGTGCGAACGAACATATATTTATAACCGAAGAGCGGGTTACAGCGCCCAAGACAAAGGAAAAAGATGAGCTATCTAATTGCATCACTGCCACCGATTAAGTGCTTTGTAAAGCGCGAGTTTTTGTACAACGACCACAAGGGTCACGGCGAACTAGAGCCGGCCATTTGGGTCAGCTTAAAAGCTTTGCGCGGTCAAGTATTTCGCATCGAGTCTTTGTTGCCTGAGTACGGCGCGTTGTACGACAAGCTCCCGCTGCACGCTTACGTGTGGCACGACGAGACATCGACGTTGCCCACCTTGCCCATCGATGCTTTGCAATTGTGGGACTGCATGGGTTACCGTTTCACAATTGTTGAGAAGATCGGATTGCGTAACTTGGGCGTGAAGTTCTTGGGCAAAGACAAGCAGTGGCACTTTGGTCGATACATGTTCACCGTCGACTTCTGCGCTGACGAGATGTCACTTGACACCGGGTTCACTGAGACGGCTGAAGAGCACAAGAGCTTTAACTTTATCCAACTAGACAACGGCCAGTTCGCTGCACAGCCAAACAACCGTTGCCTGTGGTACGACCAGTCTTTGATTCCTGCTGAAACAAAGTTCCCGGACTTTGAAGCAGCTCAAAAATTGTGGACCGTAGACGGCACGCGCAAGTGGGCGGCCGGAGGCGATTGGTTTTATGACATACAGGAAAAAACGTAATGGCAAAAGTAACACTCATCATTGAAGACCACGGCGACGAGGTCAAACTGCAAGGCACTGTTGAGCCTGAGATCACTGCGGACAAAGCGATATTCAGCACAGCTGAAATCATAGGCTTGTACTTGCAGCAGAACATGGCCAACGTCATGGCTACTGCGGTCAAGTGGGCGCAGACGCCCGACCCAGTTGAAGAGGTGCCGGTCAAAGA